TCCAGAACAAGATACCAAAAAAGAAGTCCTTATTATGAAGTATTTTAATGAGGGGTCTGTCAAAAGTCATTCATGGACCAATGCGAATTTCCATATTTTACGTAGCATATTAATACAGACGATATATTCTCTGGTTGTAGCGTATGATAAAACCGGATTTATACATAATGATTTACACTTAGACAACATACTTGTCAAACGGACTACGCGAACGCATAGTAATTATCTAATTGATAATCTGGATAATATAGAAATGGAAACCAATAATTATACGTGTGTCATAATGGATTTTGAAAACTGTCTTTTTACGGATAAAGGTTCTCCTATCTTCTTTTGGAAAATGATAGAAAATATAATTACGCGTGTTGGTATTGAGCTGACAAATAATAAAGGTGATAAGGTGGAAGTATCAAACATATATGATATTTTAAGTTACATTTCAAAAAATAAAAATAACGATTATTTACGTGTTCTCGATATTATTCCCTTAATAGAGCAAATGGAATTTACTTTATTGTCTCTTCCGAAAATGATGGCGTATGATTCTAATATGTTTTGAGAAAAGATATAAACACAATTCTATATATAATATTGTAAAATAAAACAATGGATAAAGACCTTCGTATCAGTGAACTTGAAGAAAGGGTAGCTCAATTAGAAGCAGAATTGCTATCTACTAAGGAGCATTTGAAACGGTATACGGCTCCGGAAAGTAGAAAACAATATTATCAAAATAATAAAGAAGTTATCAAAGAACGTGTCAAAAAACATCAGGAAGAAACGAACTATAAGGCTGATTATAAACCTACTTCTGAACAAAAACAGAAATGGGCTCGGACCGCATATTTAAAAAAGAAGGAGAAATTAGCTCAAGAGAAGAAGGAGAATATTTAGGGATTATATAGTTATTTTATAAAAAACTATATAAAAAGAAATCTACGTATAATATAAAAAGTATTATGGGAGGACCAAATCCAAAATGTATTCATAACAGAAGAAGATATGACTGTGTAGAATGTGGAGGTGCTGGTATATGCGTTCATAAAATGCGAAAAACACGATGTATAGAATGTGGTGGCAAAGAACTATGTAGTCATGGAAATCAAAAAGGCGATTGTGTAGATTGTGGCGGTAGTCAAATTTGCGAACACAATAAGAGAAAACGACGATGCATAGAGTGTAACGGAGCTGCTATATGTGAACACAAACGAAATAAACAACATTGTGTAGAATGTAAAGGTTCTTTAATTTGTGTTCATGATAAAATGAAAGCACGTTGTAAAATATGTGATGGTAGTCAGTTGTGTAAATCTCCATTATGTGAGACGAGAGGTATTAAAAAATACAATGGGTATTGTTTACCGTGTTGTATCCATTTATGTCCTGATATTGAAATTTCACGCAATTTCAAAACAAAAGAAAACGATGTAGTAGACCGCGTGAAAAACGAATTTCCTGAGTTTTCTTGGGTATGTGATAAAAGAGTAGTTGATGGGTGTTCTAAACGACGACCTGATTTATTATTAGATATGGGGACTCATATTATAATAATTGAAGTAGATGAAAATAAACATGATACTTATGATTGTAGCTGTGAAAATAAACGATTAATGGAAATTTCCCAAGATGTAGGTCATCGTCCAATAGTGTTTATCCGGTTCAACCCCGATAATTATGTAGATAAAGATGGAAAGAAAATAAGTTCTTGTTGGAAAGTAAACGGTTATGGTGTTATGCAAGTATCTAAGACCAAAATAGTAGAATGGGAAGAAAGAATTAAAGAATTATTATCACAAATTCAATATTGGGTAGATAATATTACTGAAAAAACGGTTGAAACAATTGAATTATTCTATTGATATGTCTAATTGTGTATAATAAAAACATTATAGTTTTTATTATAATTTTTATGGAGATTCAAAAACAACAGGGTAATTGATTAACTATTTTACATTTTTTATTTATTTTTTGTGTTTTATAATTTTTATTTTGTTTTTGTGGGAAAACCCTTTTTATTAAAATACTTTGTAGGTCACAATAAATGTAGGTCACAAACTAGTTTGAGTAAGCTACACCCGCCATCCCGGACATAACACGGAGGACGTTGTAGTTAACAGCGTAGACACGGACCTTGGCAGTGGCAACACCTGAGACGGCACCGGCAGAAAGGACAAGTTGCATAACAGCGTTGTCAATTCTGGAGAAGTTACATGAACCGGAAGGTTGGTGTTCCTCAGGGCGAAGACCGAATGAGTAGACGTTGATACCTGAATCAGGGGCACGTGTGTGGTGTTGGAAAGGTTGGACGGTGTCAAAGTATGAACCCTCACGTTCGGAGAATCTGTCTTGACCGTTAAGTTGGAGCTTAGCGGTGACAACTGGGTTCTCACCCCAACAATGCATGTCAAGGGCAGTTTCGGCAAGGACGAATGAACCGGCATCGGAAAGACCTTGTGCGGTAGTTGATACAACAGCAGCGTTACCAACACCGTCTTCAGTCATATCGGCAAGGTCCTTGTCAATACCACCGTATGCGGCAATGTCGTTAGGAAGGGAATCAATGGCATCAGTGTAGTTGAAAGGTTGGGCTCCTTGGGTAGCGTGAAGGGTGGTACCGGCAATTAAGGAATCACAGTAGTCAACGTTAGCATCAGGTTGGACGACCCAGATAAGCTCCTTACATGGGTGGTTGAAGTTGAGCTTGATCTTGTTGGATGATGAACCGACGGACTCGTCACCAGTGAATTGGACTTGTTCGATAAGGTACTCGTGAGGGTTTTGTGCCATCTTTCTACGTTCATCGGTATCAAGGAAGATATAATCAACGTAAAGGGAAGCAGCAACAAGTGATTGTTGGTAAGCTTGGGTGACGGAAGCAGAAGCAGCATCGGCAGCATCAGGGTTAACAGCGAAAAGACATTCACCGATAGGACGGAAGTCAATGTTGATCTTGACCTCGTGGTATTGAAGAGCAATTAAAGGAAGGGCAAGTCCTGGGTTGCGGCAAAACCAGAATTGAAGAGGAACATAAAGAGTGGTCTCTGGAAGTGCGTTTCTTGGAGCACATACTTGGTTAGGGGCACTTGAAGCGGCACATGGACCAGCAACATCGGCACGACCAGCGGCGGCAATGTAAGTAAGTTGGGTGGTGTGACCGATCATCTTGTGGTAACCAGATTCTTGCTCTTTGGAAAGGGTAAGTTGGTTCCAGATGTGCATCCAGTCACCATATTGACGGTCAATACGTTGTCCACCAACCTCGACCTCAACTTGGGCGATGAGTTGCTCGCCAATGAAATCTAACCAACGGGCAGAAACACCGTTGGTACCGTTGTTCTTCATGGATTGGTTGATCTCAGGAAGAGTGACTTGAAGATAGGTACGGTAAGCAAGATCACCGTTACGGCTGATGGTACAGGTGACACGGCGACCGAAATCGGCTTGACCGGAGAAGGTCTGCTCGATGGACTCCATGGCAAAGTTGGTGTGGCGTCTGTATGACACCTTCCAGAAAGTGATTTCAGGGGTTCCGGTAAGGAAAACGTCTTGTGCGCCGTAGGCGACTAATTGCATTAAACCTCCAGCCATTGTATGGAATTTATATATTCTACAAAGAAAAAAATCTGGGAAAAAATCGCATTAATTCAATTAAAAAATTATTATTGCTAAAAATCTACCTATTATTGTAAATAAATGCTCTATTTATTAGCAATATTTCCCAAATAACGTAAGTTTATAATCCCCCATTAAATTACAATTGTAATGATTTAACTACAGTTGTAAATATCCTAAATATATTTGTATCACTTGGTAAATCTTCTCAAATTATTTATGTTTTATATACACATATATGACTTATAATTGACTGCTTATACCCAGTACATTAGTGCTATTTGTTAATAAAAAATTTTCTAAATAGTCTTCTTGGAATATTTCCCGCTTATTTTCGTGTTTTTTCGTGAAAATATAAGAGTCCTTCGATTTACGGATACTCCAACCTTCTTCTAAAGCATTTGTTAAAAACATCATCTTTTGAAATACAGGCTTTTCTATTTTTATATTTTGAGGCAAATCTATGAAAGTTGTTTCGCTATTTTTAGTATTCATTATACACTTTCTAAATACCCTATTCTTCTGATATTTACGAATTTTTCGCCTGCTAATGTATAGTAATCATATCATGTCAGAACAATACATGGAACCTACTAAACACGAATTTATATGCAAAGAACATAAAGTTCACGAAAAAGAAGTTCCGCTATCTCCAGCAAGATATAAATGTAAAAAATGTAAAAAAAAGAAAATTCACGGGTATAGTAATCCAGACCACGTATGTAATCCTTTTGGATATTTGTATTTAGCACCGACTATATGTCTTGATTGTGCTACAAAAACGAAAAAATGTATGTGGTGCTAAAAATTGATTGTTTTCATTAGATGATTGGTTAATATACACTACTTTCCAATATGATTTATTACATTATCGCAGCATACACATTAGCTACATTATGGTTTTCTACACATTGTAGTGATTGTTATTTTTCAAAAACACATTATATTATCATAGAAGAACACAATCATAGTTTACCTATTATCAAACCAATGCCAAAACCTATTACCAACACTAAAAAATATTATGACACATGCCCGGTTATGTTATAATATATGCGATTCATTCATTTTT